CATAACTGGGAAGGAATCAGTTCTGGTATCCGTTTTGTGATTACTCCAGTGACTGGAACAGTAGAAAGGGTGGTGTATCGTGGCTAATACTCAACCTGATATAGATGTGAGTGAACTCACCGGTGACGATGCTGAGTTAGTGTTAGAGAAATATTTTGACATTGACGTTGACACTAAACCGATGGAATTTGAAATCAGTGACGAAGATATTCAAAGAATAGATGCGATGACTACTGTTGAAAAAATAAATGATTTTTGGACAACAGCTGATTTTGGCACATTGTAATCGTCAAACTGCTTGATTTTTTCCCCAGCATAGCGTATAATGTGAGCTATGCCGTCTAATATAATACAAGATACCGTCCTCCAATACTGGCACGGAAAAAAGAACAACAAAGGTTGGTTCGTAAATAATGCTGTCTGCTGTATCCACAACGGTGAGACAGTAGATACCCGTAAGCGCGGTGGAGTTATCGTAAACACTGACAACTCAATCTCTTACTCTTGTTTCAACTGCAACTTTAGCACAAGGTATACACCTGGACACCCAATGGGGCATAAGTTTAGGAAACTGCTCAAATGGCTGAATGTTGATGATTTAGAAGTTCAGCGGCTGGTCATTGAATCCATCAGAGAAAAAGAGCAGATGGAGATGCTTGGACTTATTGCTCCGGCGATTCAAGCAGATATTGTAAATATCAACTTTACACCAGAACCACTCCCTGAAGATTCAATGAGCTTTATGCAGATAGCAGAGTGGAATGAGTTAAAAGGAGATTGGACTAACTGCCATCAACTGTCCGCGGCAGTGGAATATGTTTACGCAAGAAAAATCAACCTGCAAAAATATGAGTTCTATCTTACCAGCACCAAGGAGCAACAGCTAAATATTCGTGTTATTGTGCCGTTCTACTGGAAAGGGCAGCTTATTGGATACTCAGCAAGGGCGATGAGCGATGATGCATCAGCAAAGTATGTCACAAGAGTTGACAATGGGTTCGTGTTTAACGTCGACAATCAACAGCAAAACTGGCAGTTTGTGATCGTGTGTGAGGGGTTGTTTGACGCAATGAGCATTGACGGAGTAGCAGTGATGCATTCAAGCGTGACCGCAACGCAAGTAAACATCATAGAAAGCCTCAACAAGGAAATCATTGTGGTGCCAGATTGGAACCATAGCGGGCAGAACTTGATAGATGTGGCTCTTGCCAATGGATGGGGAGTGAGCTTTCCAGTGTGGGCAGAAACCTGCACTGACATTAACGATGCAGTTGTAAAATACGGGAAACTGTTCACCTTGAAAGCAATCGTAAACGCCGTTGAGCATAATCCGCTTAAAATAAAACTATTAAGAAAGAAATATGGCTATTAAAAACTATACGGAAGATGTGCAGAAGCTGTTTTTGGAAATGGCTTTACAATCCCCAACAAGTTATGTTAGGGTGCAAAATATTTTCAATCCATTAAACTTTTCACGGGCTATGCAAGCCCCAGCTAAGTTTATTCAAGAGCATACGGATGAGCATAAAACTATGCCCACTTTTGAACAGATAAATGCTGTATGCGGGACAAAGTTAGCACCACCTGGTGAGTTAAATGACAGTCATTATGATTGGTTCTTGCAAGAGTTTGAGGGCTTTAGTAAGCGGATGGAACTTGAGCGAGCAATCTTGAAGGCTGCTGACTTGCTTGAAAAGGGCGAATACGACCCAGTAGAAAAACTGATCAAAGATGCAGTTCAGATTGGGTTAGTTAAAGATATGGGCACTGATTATTTTGCTGACCCTAGAAAACGGTTGATGGATATTAAATCAAGCAATGGACAAATCAGCACTGGTTGGGCTAGCTTAGATCGAGCACTGTTTGGAGGAATGAACCGTGGGGAGTTAAACATTTTTGCTGGCGGCTCTGGCTCGGGTAAGTCACTTTTCATGCAAAACATTAGCGTGAACTGGTTTTCAGCAGGGTTGAATGGGCTATACCTAACACTAGAGTTGAGCGAGGGGCTGTCAGCAATGCGTATTGACGCAATGGTGGCAAACTGCAGCACGAAGAGCATTTTCAAGAATCTTGATGACGTAGAGCTCAAGATTAGAATGGCTGGTAAAAAAGCTGGAAAGTTCCAGATTAAATATATGCCAGCACAGAGCACAGTAAACGACATTAGAGCGTATATTAAAGAGTTTGAGATACAGACTAACTCTAAGGTTGATTTTTTGATGGTTGATTATTTGGATTTGCTTATGCCAGTTGGGGTAAAAGTATCTCCAGAAAACTTGTTTGTTAAAGACAAATATGTGTCAGAAGAGCTACGGAATTTAGCTAAAGAGCTGAATGTATTGTTCATAACCGCTTCGCAGTTGAACAGAAATGCAGTTGACGAAGTAGAGTTTGACCACAGCCACATCTCGGGTGGTATTTCAAAGATCAACACTGCTGACAACGTGTTTGGTATCTTTACTTCACGGGCAATGCGTGAAAGCGGTAAGTATCAACTTCAGCTATTGAAGACTCGCAGTAGCTCGGGCGTTGGGACGAAAGTTGACCTAGTCTACGACGTAGAGAGTCTGCGCATTGTAGACGCTGGAGAGCAAGATAGTGATTCCCCGCTGAACAAACTGCCCGCCGCCGTGCTTAGTAGCTTGAAAACTAGGTCCAAGATAGTGAAGGAAGGGGAGTCACTCGATGGTGACACTGGTGAAATCACAGCTAAGAAGCCGCCAGTGGCAGATATCCAGTCTAAGAAACTTTCTAACATGCTCTCAAGCCTCAAGTCACAGTTAAAATAGTTTTGATCTAGATCCGCATCAACTACTACGCGATTAAAGATCGCGTAGTTTGCCCACTCCCATGACCAACTGGCAAGCATATGCCAGGTCTCTCGATTTTAATAGTCATTTTCTGTAGGGCCAATGGGATTTCTCCCAAGTCGCCGATTGCTTGCGACTGTATTTCTTCTTCTCCGTAGCAGTCCATTTGACCGACACGGAGGATATTTTTAGCAGCATTTACATCACGATCATGATGGGTTCCGCAGTTAGGACAAGTCCATTCTCTGGTTCCAAGATCGAGTTTTTCGAGCTTGTGATCACAGGAACTACAGGTTTTACTGCTTGGGTACCATCTGCTGATTCGATGGTATGTTCTACCTGCCCAAGATGATTTATATGAAATCATCCCAGTTAGCGTAGCCCACGCCACTTCATGAATTGCTCGACTTAACTTCCTGTTTTGAAGCATATTTTTACTTGAAAGGTTCTCAACATAGATTGAATCGTAGTTATCAACCAAATATCTTGATACCAGATGATAATATTCATTTCTCTGTCTTGTGCTTTTCGAGTAAAGACGTGCTACCTGCAGGCGTAGTGATTCGTGATTCTTACTGCTCTTTTCAGTTCTTGCGAACTGCTTTTGTTTTGCCTTCAACAATTGCTTGGTTTTTACAATGTTTGGCAACTCATTTGGTCTCTTGAATTTGAGCCCATCTGAAGTGATGAGCAAATCCTTGAGCCCTACATCACACCCAACTTCTTTTCCGCTCATTGGCTGTAATGCTATTTCTGTTTCGACTAAAATTGATGCGTAGTATCTACCATCAGGATTCTTTGAAATGGTTGTTGATTTGATTGTGGAATTTTCTGGAATTTTTCTATCAATAACTGCGTTTACTGCTTTTAACTTTGGAATCTGTAAAGATCCGTCATCATTGAAACGAACACCCCTTGTCCTATATGATTGACGAGAGTATTTGCTTTTAAATTTTGGCAAGGATATTTTAGGGCCCTTTCTTTTACCGGATATTGACTTGAAGAAGTTTTCATAAGCAACTGATAGGTCTTCCGCAGCCATTTGTAAAGCAATTGAATCTACTTCCCTTAACCACTCTTTTTCGTATTTGAGATCGGTGATATCTTTGTTGATATCAAAATTGCTCAGGTGCTTTTCTTTGTTTTGATACCTGCGCTGCTGCTCTACTAGATAATGGTTAAAGATAACTCGTTTACATCCAAAGGTTTTGCCCAGCAAGATCTGCTGATCTTCCATTGGGTAAATCCTATATTTGAATGCGATTAGTTGCTTCATACTATTATTTATGTCAATATTTTCGATATTATATATACATATATTTAGGAAACACATCAACTGAAACAATAGCTAAATACATAGCTGATCAAGGATGATTTGTTCGCTTACATCTGCGGGACCAAAGATCCCGCAGTTTCACGCTCAAGCATAAATACTATAAACTAAACTGGAGTATTTTCTTGCAGAAAAAGACACGATCTTTGCTAGACGAGCTAGATAACTTGCTGGTTCACCGTGATAGAGAAAACCTGCTGGAAAGCAGAGCAACTCACATAATCCAAGGTGCCATCAACCTGATTCAGACCCTGCGTGAAAACTATGATGCTGAAGTAGCTGCTGATCTAGAGCGAAGATTGCTGAATAGCATTAGGGGTCAAGACGCTTCTAAGTTTACTCGCGGACTAAGAAGGATTAAAAATGAAAGTAAATGATATAATAGTTGACGAAGGGTTTTGGGACTCTATCAAAGCAGGTGCAACTGCTCTTAAAAATAAGGCGTCATCTGCAGCATCCGCCACTGCTAAAGCGGCAGGAAAAATAAAAAGTGCAGCGTCGAATGGACCTTCTCCTACTACTCATGCAAATATGGGTAAAAAAATAGTCGATAATGTAACTGCATCGACGATTAAACGGTGGGAAGTCAATAAGTTGCCAACTCTGCCAGACGCGGTTAAAGAAAATCCCGCAGCGTATAAAAAATATCTTGACAGATTTTTGGGTCAGTATTATGGAGAGGATTACTCGAGTGACTTGGCATTACAATCAACAGATTCAAACGCCGTGCGAGAATATATCCGTCAAGCAACCTATGCCCGTAATAATGGAGACGTAGTTCAACCAAATCAGGAGCAGGCAACTCAAGAGCAACCAGCACAAGAGCAACCAGGACAAGAACGGGCAACTCAAGAGCAACCAGGACAAGAGCAACCAACATCAGCATCTACCCCACAATCAAACTTACCTGCTACACAGCAACCTCAACGGCCACAGCAACCACAGCTACCGTCGCAACCTAGATCGCCCGCGCCAGCATCTGCTGCTGCGTCACAACGCCCAAAAAAATACGATAACTCTAATGCTGAAGACGTTGAAGTAAAAACACCTAAACAACCCCCTGCTTCATCACAACCGGCAGCCAATTCAGCAACGCCAAAACTTCTTGCTGCACCAATACAGCAAAAAGCCCAAGGAACACAAAGCGAGGGAACTATGCGTATACGCGGAAACAAACTATTAGAATCAATGATTACTGAAGGTGGGAATGTGTTTGACGACGTATCCCCAATCAAGAAAGAATTCGTTCCGGGACTGATTAAAAATATTCAGTCCTTGATGCCACCCGGTATAAACATTGTCCCTCATATTGGAAGTGCTGGCTTTAAGATTCAATCTGGTGACATGGATGTATTCGTTGACGCAGAAAAAGTAGCTAACTTTTTCAAAGCACCTGACGACAAGATTGCCAAAGTCAGGTTTAAACAGTATGTAAACGATAAGGGGTTTCAAGCAGCACTAACTGGCAGAAACGTTCACGTGAGAATGCCAGTGCCTGACGGAACCTTTGTTCAGGTTGACATCATGGTGATTCCGGACGCAGAGCGAGTGGCGCCCTTCCATCAGCACGGACCATCCGGGCAGTATGAAGATCCAGGGTTTAAGGGTGGACACTTGTTCATTATGTATTCTAGCCTAGCCAAGGCACTTGGGCTAAAGTTTTCTCCGTTTGAAGGTAAACTGGTAGATCGTGCCACTAATAAAGTAGTCGCAGATAACAAAGATGCCGCCGCCAAGATTCTGCTAAATCCAGCAGCCACAGGTGCTGACATGGCATCTGTAAAATCTAT